GGAGACGCTCTGCACCAGATGGTGTCGCATGTTGCCTCCTCGCCCGCCGGACAGGCTATAGGTGCAGGGTTCCAAGGTATTGACGCCGCCACCAAGCCGTTACAGGAGAATTATGCTGCTAGTCAGCAGATGATGAAGGATATGGGGGTACAGACCCCGTCAATGGTCGACAATCCTCTGTTTGATGTTGCGGATGTCGGACCTATAGGCGGCGTTTGGGGGAAACCTACCCAACGCATAACGTCTGCAAAGACTTCAATAAACGCAGCAAAGTTGCCGCAAGCGTTTGGAAGGCTTGACAAGATGGGCGCAGTTAAAGAGGGCGATGTCATTCTTGATATTGGCGGAGGTAAATTTGATAACGCAGTAGACTGGGCGGCAGAACGCGGGGCAAAATTGCACGTATACGACCCGTTTAATAGAACCCCAGAGCACAATCAGCGCGTAATTGACGAAGTGTCTGGGGGTAGGGCAAACAAGGTAACAATAAACAATGTGCTTAACGTCATACAAGAGCCAGAGAATAGATTAAAGGTACTACAGCAGGCGCAGGACGCACTGAAGCCAGGGGGAGAGGCCTATATTTCCGTGTACAAGACCACCAATCGCGCAGGGGAAACCTCAAGCGGTTGGCAGGAGGCGCGTCCACTGAAAGACTATTTGAAGGAAGTCCAGCAGGTATTCCCGGATGCGCGGATGCAGAACGGAATGATTATAGGAAAAAAAGAGGTAGGTAGAGTGGGCGCCCGCGCATTAAGCGGAGTTAAAGAAGAGAGTAAGCTAATGGCTCGGCCACAAATGGCGATGCGCGCGCCGGATGTACCAAAAACATCAAAAAACATACCTATAACACAATCAGATCCGATAATAAATACTGCAGGTAGTTATGACCTTTTGGAATCGACAACCCCCACTGGCTGGAGCGTATACCCCGTAAAAAGAGGTACAAAAATTCCCAACTTTAAAAATGAGGTGGAGGCGCAGACGGCTATTGATGCCTACGAGACCCAGTTAATAGCCAAGCATGGAGAAGATGAGGTACTACAATTCCCTATAGCTACATACACAGGAGGCTTTGCAGACCTTGAGTTACCTGCTACTAAAATGAGTACGGAAGAGATATCTACTCTTCGCGCGATGTACCATGCACGCGACATGTTTAGTCAAAGAGACATGCAGAATGCGCAAAACGTAATAAAAAGTCGCATTTCGGCAGTAGACCCGGAAGCGGTTAAAAACGTGTCGCCACTATTTGATGGACTTTTAAAAAGAAAGGCTCTTGATGAAGCTATGGGGCGTAAACCGAATATCTCTGAGTCGGAGTACAGAAGCGTTGTTGCGGAGGCGTACAGCAGACTTGCGGAGAAAAAGTGGCCGGGCGCATACGACCTGCATGATATTGATAATGCAGAGATGCTCTGGCATAATGGCGTTGCAGGGACAAACCCAACGCCGCTTATCAACAAGGCGCAAGATATCGTAAATAGTGTTTTTCGTGGAGAACTGCCCGCTGCAAAAGCAATATCTTCAGGTAAAGCCAAAGGTGGACCGGTCAAGAGATACGCCAAAGGTGACCTCGTCAGCATGTACGACGACTACCACGATACAAGTTTCAAGGACCGCGCTAGGGCAACACTGAACGATAAACATAAATAGTTGCTAATACATATAAAGTAACGTATATTGTCTGACTACAACTTACTCAACTGAAAGGAAGCACATGGCTAAAATGTACGATTTTGACGAAGACGAAGAGCTTCAGGGTGAATCTATAGAACTGGAAGATTCCCTTCCCGAGGTTGAAGATACCGAAGACGGCGGAGCTATTCTCAATATGGAGGATGAGGAGGAGGAGCGCGAGACCTTGGAGCACTTCGCCAACATCGTTGAGGAAGTAGACAAAGAGATGCTTGACGAGGCTGTTGATGACCTGATGGAGAAAATCAGCAGGGATAAGGAAGCCCGAGAGAAGCGAGACAAGCAGTACGAAGAGGGTCTGCGCCGTACAGGTCTCGGCGATGACGCACCGGGTGGAGCGCAGTTCTCAGGAGCCAACAAGGTCGTACACCCTATGCTGGTTGAGGCCTGTGTAGACTTCTCTGCACGGTTCATGAAAGAGATTTTCCCTCCGAACGGACCTGTGAAGAGTAAGATCTACGGCGAACACGACAAGAAGAAGGTCGAGAAGGCGTCTCGCAAGGTTGACTTTATGAACTGGCAGACGACCCAGCAGATGGTTGAGTTCCGTGGCGAACTTGAGCAGCTCAGCACTCAGCTTCCTCTTGGTGGCGGCCAGTATATGAAGTTCATGTGGAGCGCACAGTATCGCCGGCCGATGAGCGAGTTTGTCGCCATTGACGACATCCTGCTTCCGTTTGCGGCTACGAACTTCTACACTGCGGAGCGCAAGACCCACGTCCAGTACATCACGAAGATGGAGTACGGCCGCAGGGTAAAGAGCGGTATGTATATGGATGTTGACCTCGGCATGCCGAATGATCCGGAGTACAGCAAATCGAGTCAGGCAAACGACAAGATTGAAGGGCGCGCCGACAACAGCTACAATGAAGACGGCCTGCGCACCATCTACGAAATCTATACCTACCTGGACTTCGGTGGTGGGCTGGAGCCTTACATCCTCAGCGTTGACAAGACAACCGAAAAACCGTTGGCTCTATATCGCAACTGGGATAAGGATGACGAGATGAAGAGTGAACTTGACTGGATTGTTGAGTTTCCGTTCGTCCCCTGGCGTGGGGCCTATCCCATCGGGTTGACGCATATGATCGGCGGTCTCAGCGGTGCGGCAACCGGTGCCCTTCGTGCCCTGCTTGACTCAGCCCATATTCAGAATGTACCTACTCTCCTGAAACTGAAAGGCGGCCCGAGCGGGCAGACCGTCAATGTCCAGCCTACGGAAGTTGTGGAACTTGATGGCGGGGCGATGGTTGATGATGTCCGTAAGCTCGCAATGCCGCTTCCCTTCAACGGACCGAGCAGCGTATTGTTCCAGCTACTTGGCTTCCTCATTGAGGCAGGGCGTGGAATCGTGCAGACTAGTTTTGAAAAGTTGTCCGATACTAGTCAGCAGCAGCCTGTAGGTACCACCATGGCGCTCATTGAGCAGGGAATGGTCGTGTTCAGTTCAATCCACAGCCGCCTGCACTCGTCAATGACCCGTTGCTTCAAGGTCATTCACCGACTCAACAGCGCGTACCTGACCGAGGATGACATCAAACTGCAGGGTGCAGGTATTGACATTGAACCGAGTGACTTTGACGGACCGCTTGATGTCATACCTATGAGCGACCCCGGCATTTTCAGTGAGGTACAGCGTTTCGCCCAGATTCAGGCCATCATGCAGCGTGCGGCCGTGGTACCTCAGATGTATGATGCGCAAAAGGTTGAGGAGATGTTCCTCCGTGCAATGAAGGTATCTCCGAAAGAGGTGCTCAACGCACGACCGGGGAGTGAGGATATGGATCCCGCCAGCGAGAATGTTGCCGCAGTCATGAGCCGACCGATTTATGTACTGCCTAAACAGGACCACATGGCGCACTTGATGGTGCACATTGCATTCCTGCAGTCGCCATTGTTTGGGGGAAATGCCGCAATGGTAAAGACGCTTCTCTATCCAATGGCCATGCATCTGCGTGACCATCTGCTCAACTACTACCTGACTGAAGCGCATACGGCTGTCGATGACGCACAGAAAGAGGAGCTCATTCCAGAGGAAGCGGAAGATCAGGCCAAACTCATTGTCAAAGTACAGCAGATCATCGAACAGCAGCTTGGCCAGTTCAGTGAGCAGCTTGCCTCGCTTGACAAAGAAGCGCAGAAGTACCGTCCGGAACCGCCGATGCCACCTGACCATTCAATACAGGTTGCACAGCTCAACAACAAAACGCAGGAGCAGGCAATACAGATTCAGGCGCAGCTTCAGCAGGCCAAGATGCAGATGGAGCAGCAGAAATCACAGTCGCAGCTTCAGCTTGACCAGCAGAAACTTCAGATACAGTCTGAGATGGACAAGATGAAACTCCAGCTCCAGTCTCAGCTTGAGCAGGCAAAACTCATAGAGAAAGAGAAGGAAATGCAGGCAGAAATGCAGCGTGAACTGATGCGTCAGCAGGCGGAGAATGAGCGCAAGGCCGCCGAACTGCAGAGCCGTGAAGCGATGAATACTTCCGATAATGAGACAGCGAAACTACTTGCCGCTGCTGAAATCGAGACAGGAGAAGATATCAAGGTGAGCACAGGTACAGGCATCAACCCTAATCCTTAACGAATGAATCTTGAAACTCATCTGTTGAATACGCTGAAAGCGAAGCAGCAGACGTATGCTCTTGAGGCCTTGAAAAGACCTCAAGCCCGGGACGCCTTTGAGTACGGCTTCAGGGCAGGTACGATTGCGGGGCTTGAAGCCGCAATCGAAGTACTCTTAACCTTAATCGATGAAGAAAAGAATGGAAACAATGACATCTGAGAACGCTCTAGCGGAGGCTTTCCCGGCAGTAGACGCCGGAGTGCAGCCATTCGGGAGCAGGGTTCTGGTGCAGATCCGTACGCCGAAGACAAAAACGGCCAGCGGTATCATCCTGCATTCCGAGACGAAGGATACCGAGAAGTGGAACACCCAGGTAGCCAAAGTCATCGCAGTAGGACCCCTGGCTTTCAAAAACCGCGACACCATGGAGTCATGGCCGGAAGGGGGTTGGTGCGATGAAGGAGACTTTGT